TCTACCACTTTTATATTGAGGATAAATCTTACGTCTTTTCAGTGAACCCCCTTGACCATCAGACACAACTACAATCTTTGTAGGATTAATTAGTTTAGCTGCATAACCAATGCTTTTTAAACATCCCGCAATTCCACCAGTATGGTTACCGTTGGAATTGAGAGAGGGGGAGGCCATAAACGCTCTAATAAAAGTGTTCATGAAATCAACAATTAGAACTTCAGAATTGGAAGATCTATTCAATCCTCCAACTGTATCTTCTTGTTTTACGTTGTCAAATAAAGAAAACAACCTCTTTTTTTCACTGTCAGATAGATTACTCATTCTCAGATGATACACCAACATCCTCATTCGTGTCAACAACTGCGTCATCAACAATGATACTATTTGGATCTTTATACTTCATAATGACTGAATTACAGATTTTCATATAAATTTCGTCATTCAAAACCTTGTCATTTTTCATTGTTGATACAAAGTCCTTAGACTGGAACTTCCATTCAGTACCATCATCCTTTTTATAGGTATAATAAGCTCCACCTTGTTTTACCAAGTCGTTTTCTTTCAGTACCTTAATCCAACTACCATAATCTGCAATTCCACTATCAAAGTAAATATCAAAAGATGCTTGACGTTGTGGTGGACCCATACGATTTTTGACAACTAATGCTTTACATTCATTGCCAATTACTTCTTCACCTTTCTTAAGTTTACCTGTGTTGTTCAAACGAACACGAACACTGCAATGATAAGCAAGTGATTTACCACCTGATACTACATACTTATCACCAAATGCCATAGCATTTAGATTCTGACGCAATTGATTAGTAAATACAGTAAGTACCTTCTGACGACCAATCATTGTAGTAATCTTACGCATTGCTTTACTGATGATGATACTCTTACCAGTTGCATAACCATCTTTACCATGATCACTTTCCAATTCTACTTTTGTAGATGCGGCTGCAACAGAGTCAACAATAATCGTAAGAATACGATCTTTGTTTGACTTACGTACAATACCAATCATTTGTTCCATCTTTTCAAAAATATCTTCAACGGTTTCACATTGAACATATAGAAGTTTTGATAGATCTACACCGAGACTTTTCCAGAATTCTGGAGCAGCAGAATTTTCAGTGTCAATAACAACAGCGATTCCACCTTTCTTTTGTGTATCAGCAACAACGTGTGCAGATAACAGACTCTTTCCTGTTCCTTCTAATCCATTGAATTCAATCATCTTACCAACAGGTAATCCGCCGTGAGGACGATTACTAATGGCTAGGTCAAGAATAGAAGAACCTGTACTAATCCAATCACTAATTTCCGCTGGATTTTCTTGTTCATCTAGGAAATAAGCAATCTTACCACCGTCTTTGTTTGCTTTATTTAATTCATTTGCGAGTAATTCAACTAACTCATCTCTTTGAGGAGTATCTTGTGTAACTTGATTTTTCTTTTTCATAAATTTATATAACTAAAATAGGGGTGGCAGTAATAGATACTACCACCCCATTACTAACAATTAATTTTAACTGTTGAACAAATTATCAAAAGCAGCAGTTACATCATCTGTATTTGCTTTGGATGCCTTTGCACTTGGTGAGGCAGTAGCAGTTTTACCTGCACTTGGAGATGGAGTTGGAGATGTTGTAAACGGAGCGTCATCTTCAACAATAGTATTAACAGTACCTTCTGTGGTCTGAGTTTCAGGATTCAACCAAGCGTCCATTACAGACTTTAGTTCATCATATGAATATTCAGGAAATAGATCCAAAATGTTCACTTGTTGAGTAAGAATATCCTTTTGAGATACATCAATTGCAATAGTTGCGTTTGGCTTGACACGAATAGTGGTTTCTGGAAATGACTTACCAGAATCTTCTGCGGTACGGAATTCAACAACAATGTCACGCCCATTAACTGGATCTGTGATATCACCGTAATCAGGATCATTGATGATTGATAGAATTTCTTGATAGACATTCTTACCAAATCCCCAGAACTTGATTCCTTCACTTTCTTCACCACGAACCAAGATTGGAGCGTATGTGCGCATCTTTGGTTCCATCTTACGTCCCAACTGCCAATCTTCCTTATTGCCGGTCTTCTTCATACGATTTGACCATTCAACAATTGGATCTGGACGGTTAAAACTGTCAGGAGATAGATAAGTCTTGTTATTGATATTATAATGGAACTTCAATTCAATAAAAGGATTATCTGTTTGATACTTGTAGGGAACAATACGTACAACTTGTTTGCCTGGCTTTGGTTTCCAGATTAGTTGAGTTTTGTTGTTTGTGTTTGTTAGAGAGTTCAAACGACTCTTCAATTTTGATATATCTATCATATTTTAATTAGTTAATTGTTTAATTAGTTAATTGATAATTTAATAATTACTCACGCAAGTAAAGTTAACCATCAATAAATACATATTACCACTGAATGTAATCTTGTAAACTTATTTTAAGAAATTTTTTGTTCCGTTCATCATATCTCCAAAATTCACATTTTAATAGATTTATTATATTTATCATTCTGTCTATATCTCTTTGTTTTAATGTACCGTCAACATTGAAATGTTTTGGTTCATCATATTCAACAACAATATTTTTATTTTTATCATAAGCATCAACCCAATATCCGAGTTCTTTGATATAAAATTCTCCGCCATTTAATGCATGTTGTAAATTCCATCCAAATTCCTCATTTATTTTGTCAAAATATTTACATGCATTATTGTTATAATTAGGCCCAATTTGTCCATATTTTGATTTTAAATCATTTATTCTGCTTAATCTCATTTTATTTCTTACATCTTGTCTTTTTGACGGATTTTTATCTCCGACCATTTTTCCTTTCAATGATTTACTAATTTTTAACTTTGATTTTATACTATGATGTTTTCCGTACATTGGATGGTTAACTCCAACTAAACCTGTTTTTCCCAAGTGTTTACCTCTTATTTTATTTTTTGACTCATCTGTATGTTTCTTTCCATACATAGGATGATTTTTTCCTTTTATTTTATTGCTTATTTTTTCTTTATGTTCATCAGATAATATTCTTCCGGTGTTAATTTTTGATATTTTTTCTTTTATTTCTGATGTATGTTTCTTTCCATACATAGGATTTTTTTCTCCGCTATAATCTCTACAAGATTTACATTTAGACTTTTTATTTATCTGACGAATCATATCCAGTTTTAATCCATATAACTGAATAATTTTGCATTTATCACATTTTTTAAAATATTTTCTTTTATTGTCTAGTATAATATATGGATAATCATTAGACCTATCATAAAAACATTGATAAATTTTGTTGTTAATTTCTATATTCATATTAGTAATGTCAATAAACATAAATATGAATAAAAACTATAAAAATTGATGATTTGTATTAAATAATATTGAAAATTTTGACAGGAATAATTCTGACGGACACATCTCCAGTTAAAATAATTGAGTTTTGGTACAGTTCCCAACTTAACTGAAAGGTTTTGTCAAAAACACCATTATTTTCTTCTGTGATCAACTTATTCATTGCATTCAATGTATAAATTGTGTTGGTTTGTTTTTTTCTATGTACACTTATTGTATTTGGCAATTTGTTGAATTTATCATCTGTAAGTTCAACATTATAAGTCAGATACAATTCTTTTGGATTTTTTGTATTACTGAATATAAATATTTTTTCATTTAGAATAATGTAGTTTTGTTTTATCAAATCTACGCAATTTAAATATTCACTGGACGTAGTGAATGTGCAAAGTAATTGTTTTTTCATTTAATTATTAGTTTTTTACCGTCTACATACCACAATTTGCCCACTACGTTACCGTTAGAGTCATACCATGTATTCTTCTTTTGATAAAAACCATATGATTTGGCTTCTTCAAGGGTATACTCTGTTCTTAAAATTTTTTCAATATTAGCTGCATCAGCTTGTTTTTCTTCAGGAGTTCTAGTGTCTGGATCTTCATCATCCTTTGGTTTTTGTTCAGGTTGAACATCTACTTTTTCTGGTGATTTTGGTTGATCTGGAGTTGGTTTTTGTTCTGGTTCTACGCTTGGTTTTTCTTGATCTGTTGGTTCATCTGTTGGTTCATCTGTAAAAACATTTGCGTCACGTTTGTTTGGATTTTTATCAAAGTGAGTTCCCTTTGCAATTGCTTTTTGTTTATATTCTGGTGTTGGAAAGGTTACAAGTATACCATTTTTGTTGTATGCTTGACGTGCTGGATATTTTCCTTCTAAAACATTGTTTAGATAATCAGTTACAGTTTCTACTGACATGCCTACTTCTAGCAGATTGCTTCTTAAGATTTCAATGTGTTCTTGTTTAGTGATGTCAAAAACACCATCTTCAATAGAAATGTCTGTGCTTGATTTGTCTAATGCTTCAAAAATTAATTTCTTAATGTTCATATTAAAATACTTTATCTTGTGGTATTGCGGTTTTATTTACTTCTGCTTTGAATGTAAAACTACTTTTACTATCATTTCTTAGTTCTACTAATGAATAATAAGGAACTACTTCATCATCAACTATTTGTAATTCAAATATAAGATATAAATAGATGATAAAATAATTTCCATCCTTACTCTTTTTTATTTCAATTTTACCAACTTTAAAATCTCCACCTTTTTCTTCCACTATACTGCTGATTGAATATTCTTTCTTCTTACCCAATCTTTGAATTTTTTTACCGTCATATTTAATCAACGGAAGACTATCATTCTTACCAAATATAGCTTCAGCAGATATTTGTGAGGAAATTTTTATAAATTCATCTTTGATCTTCTTTTGATCACTTAAACTACTTCCTTGTGTCAATACTTTATCTAATAGTTTTTCAAAAAATTCAAACGCAAGAATATTAGAATTGAAATAAATCATTGGTTTGAATGCATCTCTATCAATCAAAGTTATTGGTTCACATGTAACTTTTTTTATAACACAAGTACTATCTTTCAACGGTACAAAGTATGTATTCCAAATATTATTGATATTGTTCTTAATACTAGTTATGGTGGATTCATCAATATCTTGTACATCAGTTACAAATATTTTATTGTTATCCAATTGTTTTGACTTTTGTACTATTCTACCAATTAAACTTTCATAATTAATCTTTCTAACTTCTCTAACTAAAACTGCAGTATTTATATAAAAACTATGAGTTACTTTGATTGGATCATCTTTACCTTCATTGGTTATCTCCATTTCTTTTCTCAAATTTTCTTCAGCATTTACCAACGTAAAATACTTTGTTTTAATTGATTGAATTTCATCTTTAAATCCTAATACAATAGAACCAAATACTTTACTGGTTATTTTTTTCAAATTACCAGCAAATTCACCAATAGTATCAGCTAATGCTTTTGGAATTTTGCCAACAGCGGTAACTAGTTTTGTTAAACTAGATCTTAACGCATTCATAAATTCCACTTCAGTCAACAATTGTTTGTCAACATAAATGTCTTGAAAAATCTCAGCAATATAAGATTCATTAATTTGAAGGAAATCCGCAGGGGTTAATGCTTGAGGATTTCTTTCTCTTGGAGTAGCAGATGAAGTATCTCCCAACATTGGTCTCAACAATGTCAATACTCTACCGGCTCTACCTTTACCAGCCTTTAAAGAAACAATTGCAAACTTCTTGCTAGTTTCTTTATTGTTGTTATCCAAAATAACACACAAACTTTCTTCTTTGCCTGTACTGCCTACTTTATTGTTTTTTAATGCAGAATAAACGTCATCAGGAGAACAACCATACAATAACACAGCATCACCTGTGTTTTCTTTTGATTCATCTTTGCTTTTATAATCACTTACATCAAATGCTTCATAAAATTTAGTTATATCTTTATTGATGAATCCAGTTGGTTTTGTTCCAGTAACGTCTTCTAATGATGTGTCAGAATTTCTACCTGAAATAGAATCATAGTAATTTTTGTATGCCAAATAACCTTTATACAATTCATTTTTCTCAAGACTAAGTTTCAATAAAGGATCTTTTGAGATCTCATTTACTTTAAGTCCAATCTTTTGATCCAGTTGAATCCACTTTTGAACTTTACTTAATGCGTCAATATGATAATTACCACCGTCACCAAAAACTACATACAAAGGCCATGTTTCTTTAATCTTAGTGTCTAGTGGTCCATCAATTTTGTCAAAGTTTAAAACTACTTCATCAAGTAAGTCTGATAAATCCTTTGGCAAAGGTAATAAAGCTGCTTTTGGTATTTTTGGTTTTGCTTCTTCAATACTATCCATATAGGATAAATATTTAAAAAAACAAAAGAACTCTAATCTTTTTAGATATCTGCTATTATCATCTCATTATAATTGCGTCCAATATAACATTTTATAGGAAATTGATTGTTTGACATTAACCGTTTTAATTCAATCAAAGTGTCTCTTTTGTCATCTTTATGACAATCAAATAAAACACTGTCATAGGTGTATAAAATAGCTTTTGTTTGTTTTTTGTTAGAATCTAAATATTCATTGACTCTAACCAATGATTGCATACCAAATTCAGTTTCACTTGCCTGTAAGATATAATTGAACAATTTGTTTGGATTTGGTTCATTTATATGATTTGTTGTGATTCTTCTTTTATAAACTGGCGTTTCTACATAACCATGTTCACAAAAGAATAACCATCTATGCGCAATATAATCACTCATTTTCTTAAAATATGGAACTTCCAATAATTCAGATGGAATATTACCATACATACACTGAAATGTAAGGTTCTTTGACGCTTTGATTTCATCTTCTGTCAAGTCATCTTTGCCATAATATAATCTTCCAAGATATTCATAAGCATTTTGTGGTAAGTTATAATTGATTAACTTTGCAACTATGTGAGGGTGGTAGGCACTATAATCAATCATAAACAACATACCATCATCACCATATCTGCTAATAAATGATGATCTACATCCATTTTCTTTGTTTAATGCACTATAGTTAACGTTACCAAACCTATTACTAGGTCGTCCTGTTGCGGTATATAGGTTATATTGAGTATAAACAAATCCATCCTTATCTTTGACCGTCTTGTTCTCAAAATGCCTATTAAACAATTCTACGTCAACCTTTAATCCATTGTGTTCAAGAATTCTAAGATTTTCAGTGATTGTACTATTGATATTATAAAAACTATCATCCAACTTCAATTTTTGGACTCTTTTAAGCATTTCACTATACATCTTCTCAAATTTCTCCAAGTGTTTTACAACAGGAATACACTTATTTAAGTCACTATAACACATAAACTTGTGTTTATAAAATGAATGAGCAGTTGTATCAAATTCAGTATAATCATCTATTTTACCGTCACTAATAAAAAACAAAATGTTAATATCATACAAATTCTGTATTGGCATCAAATGCATAAACTTTTTTTTATCATAAATCCACTTTTTACCTTTAAGTTTATTAAAGTCTGATACTAATGTGTTTTTATCAACACTGAACCTTGCATCTGGATGGTCAATTGAAATTATATGAGTTTGTTTGTCCTTGATTCCATAAATCATCAATAAACATGGTTCATCTGCACATGGATGAAAACATTCATCATTTTGAACGCAATCCATGATTAAATCACTATTCCAATTATCTTTTAAGAAGATTTTGTAACTGTTAGTGTCTTTGATGACCATACCGCAAGTATACCAACAATGTATATGATGTCAATTTTATACTTGTTATTTATAAAATTCAAGAGGATTTTTTAAAACTCCTGATAATCCTGGCATTACTTTTTCTGCATTTTTAATTGTGGATTGATTATCTTCTTTAACACCACTATATATTTTAACTTTGTTTTGATAAACATCTGTCTTTGATCCTGTTATTCTCCATATCAAATTAATTTTAGAATATAGTCCGTTTATGATAGTGTTATAACTATCTCCGGAAACTTCATATATTGTTCCGTCATTAATTTTTTTTGCAAAATATCTATTTATATAACCTCTGTTATAATCATCAGTGATAGGAGATGCTTTTACATATACAGGATAATCTCCTTGTAGTACATCAAAATATAATCCTCTAGTATTATCTGTATATGTTTTCATTATTTACCCATTAAATTGTAAGCAGGTCTTAATTGTGCTTTTAATCTTGTTTCCCATGTATTTTCATTAACAACATGAGTAACATTTGTTACTTGAAATACTACTACATCATCATTAAATGGTGGTGGTAAATTTGTAACTCTGAAAAATTCAAATGTCTTGATTCCAGAAATACCCATCAAACTTATTTCAATTTCTACATTTCTTAAAGGAGCATTATATATGTTTGTATTTGTTTTTAAATCACCGTCATTTAACATACTCACCACAAGTTCTTCATGTGGCATTACAATATCTACTATATCATACGTTTCATAATCAATTTTACCATCTACTTTTCGATCAGTACCGTCAGCATTGCTTAACAACGCAGCAGTTTCTGTTTTAAACAACGTAACTTGCAAATATCCGTCACCGTATTTGTTTCCGTCTTTTAATATCTCTTTAAAATAATATTGTGATGAATCTGACTTCTTTTGTTTATCAGGTGTTTGATTAGTTGTTGATTTTGTTTTTAGAATTCTATCATTATATACAACCATTGGTTTTTTACTAATTTTGTTTCGTAAATTACTATAATCCAGCGGTTGATTTGATGTAGTATAATCATATGCACCAGCTTTAAAAATAATTTGATTTGCTTGAGCATTTGACAAATTAGTTGTAAAATTCAATTTTTTAATAATTGAATTGTTTGTCATATACTCAAATTTATAAATTTCATGTGTATAATTTTTATTTGGCGGACCTTTTGTATCTACAATTTTTAATGTAGATTTTCCATTTACATCAGGAGCATCAACAACAGTCAATTCCCAAAAATTACAACAAGCATCATTTATTTCTTTACAAATAGCATCATACACTTCTTTTAGATTTTTGTTGTTTGGATCATTAAGTAACGTTTTTAAAAATTCCAAATTTATATAGATATTTTTTAAATATCCACGTTTTAAATCATCTGGTACTCTTGTTCCACCAAAAGTTTGGTCTCTTGCTGGTATAGCAGTATGCTTTCTACTATATTTTCCGTTTGGTCTTCCCCATTCATTTAGTATATAATCTAAATCTTGTCTTTGTAATGTGCCAAGAAATCCAGCAGTTTTTGCTAATGCACAATCCGCACCAACATTATTATTCTTTTTGAATGAAAAACTACCAGTTGGTGAATATTCATCATAACTCTGATCCAATACAGGAAAACCTTTTAGTTTTCCATTATCATTAACAGCAGTAGGAACATCTGGAATACCAATAAGATCATATGTACTGTCATAAAATTTTTTATAAGATTCAGTAACTCCAGTAATTGGTGAAATTCCCTCAACGTTGACACCTAAGGCAGTTGCACCTCGGAGAACGCCTTCTGTGGCAATGAGAAACGGTGCGGCTATTGAACCAGCTATACCTGCAAATACTGTTGATACTCCTGTTGATGATACACTAGCTACAGAAGAAAGTGTATCTTTTTTTGCATCACTTTTTGCAGCAGTTTCCAATCTAGCTGATAATCTTGAGTTTAATTTAGGTGCCTTAGAATTTGGAATTAATACTGTCTTTTTTGTTGATATTAAATTATCATGTGCACCAATTGTAATATCATCAATATTTAAATCAAAAAAGTATTGTGTATAATCTTTAACATCACCAATATTTTTCATTCCATTTAAAACATCAACCAATAAATCCATTGTTATCCATGTAAAATCTGGCCCTTTTTTATTGTTGGTATCAAAATCTCTTTCTGCACTATACTTAATTACTTGTTTATTTCTACCGCTAAAAATATGATCTGGTAAATATTCAAATTTAGCACCATATTTTTCCACATAACCATTATTTGATTTTAATATTTTTGCAAAATCTTCACTTAATCCAGAATCACTATTACCTTGATTGTCAGTAGCAGTCACGCTATTAACAAATGTCTTTACTAAAAGTTCATATTTTGTTCTAAATTCAGTTTCTTTACTATCTAATTTTCCGTCCTTATCAATTATCTTTCCCTTAATAATGTTTTCTTGTGAATCTTTTCTAAAACCAGAATAAAGAAGTTGTCTACTTGCAACTTCAGTCATTCCAGTAATAACATTATCATTAATTGTATATTCAAAATTTATAACTTGACCAATTAAAAATTCATAGTTTCCTTTGGATTTAGGAACATATTCTGAATATCTGTTATAATGGTTGTCCCATATATCTATAATTTGATTGAAATCTGATAAGTTAATCAATGATTGTTGATTGAATATGTTCCATCCAAATTCTACTATTACCGTTTGAAGTGGAGTTAGAAAATATGGAGTAATTGCTTTTAACTGTTCAATTGAATGACATGTCCAATTTATTTTTGCTTTTGCAAACCAAGATTTTTGTATTTCAGTTTCAATGCTAATAATACCAGGATCAGGTATATTTGGTCTAGTGGAAGATTCTATATATTTTGGTTGTAACTTACAGTTATATCCATACATTTGTTTGGACACACCATATGGAGCTTTTCCATCAATTCCATATCTATTAAAAAATCCGTCACCACTTGCAAATACCAATCCCCATTCATTATCATTATCACTAATTAAATTTGCATTGCCATTTGGATACTCAACCATACCATTTGAAAATACTCTGGTCCATGCTTTTCTAGGACCAGCATATTGTGGCAAATCACCTTTGAATTGACCTTGTATTCCTGTTGACAGAGAATTTTTTCTAAAATCAAGTTCATCTACAACCCACTTTTCAAATGGACCTGCTTCCCATGGTCTTTCTTTTGACATATTATGAATTTATCAGTGTAAAATTTTGTAAAATTGTTTGTATATCAGTTGGTATTCTTAATTGTTTGTTTATATCCAAACTAAGTTTACCTTTACCTAAATTATTTGCAACCGCAATTATCCACCATAAACTTACGTCTTTATAGTATCTATAAGCTATTTGGTCAATATAATCATTATCTGATACAGTAATATAAATATCACTAGGAGATTCTGGTATAGAGGGGTATAATAAAGTTTTATACACTCTTTTACCATCCCATCTTTTATTTACTGTTGTATAGTCGTATCTATTCATAGTTAACTATTAAATAATTCTCTTGAAAATGCGTTTTTAATACCTACAACTTTACCTTCATTAGACAAATAAAATTCTCCAAAATTATTATATCCTGTTTGGGGTTTTTCTTTTTCAAGAATGTTTGCATCTATATTTATTTCAACTTCTCTTGGAAATTGTGCTAAAATTGTATTACCATTTCTTTTTAGTCTACCTTCTAAATATTCATAAGAACCTATTGACTCAGGCACCGTTTCCCAAGTTGCATTATCTGGTATTGTCATACCAATACTATTAATAACTATTGGTTGATCTTTATACATATCACCAATTGTAATCATAACTAAAGGCGGAACAATAAATCCATTTTTATAATTTGCTGGTTTTGTTAGGCCCATCAAGTAATTGATTCTTTGCCACATTGGCAAAAGTTCTTTAACACTCATTGCAACTGCTGCAAAATTAAATCCAAGTCCTCTGGTAAATCCTTTATAGTTATAAACTTTATCTGCGTTTCCAATATATTGAAAATCGTCCCATGTTGATACTGATCTTTCATTTATGGCTTTTACCGTTGCTCTAAATGGTATATATTTTTGATTATATATGTCATAAAAATAAAACTTAATCAGATCTTTATCAATAAACAAATCCGTAGTATTTTGTACTTTCAGTGAATTGATTGAATCACTTCTGTTGACACCAGCAAATCCTTTTCCTTCTGGATCATCCAGTAAATCTGCCTTTTTATAGTTTCTATATTTTGCAAGATAACTTAGTGTTGTTTTATCACCGTCAATTATATCTCTTAAATTATTAAGATCTGTTGGTGGTGTAAATGTATAATTTGATTCTAATATACTTACAAGTTTTATATTCTGAGTATTTGCTTGACTTATTTGATATGAAAACGGATCTTTAAATTTTGTAGGATAATTATTATTTTTTAAATAATCAGTAAACAAAAATAAAATATCTGAAGTTTCTTTTCCAGTTCTACCAATACCTACTGCTTTTTCATATGAATTGAAATTTACTAAATCAACTGTACTTCCATCTGTAATTTTTAAGCTGTTGACATCAATTTGAAAACTTTTGTTTGAATATTTATTAACTCCATTATAATACTCATTTAGATATCTAGTAAATTTAGATGGACCAGATTCATATGCGGTTGTTCTATCTGAATTGCCATCCCATCTTTGTGTTATACCTCCATTTGTTTTGTAAACATCTTCACCGTATTTATTTAACGCTACTATTCTTTTGTTATATAACATTAAACTATATGTTTGATCATCACCTTTGTATATTGTTCCTGCAGGTTGACCAATTGCAAAAAATGTACCAAACAAAGTGCTACTTTTGAAAAAATTACCAATGTTTTTAAGAAGACCAGTTTTGCTTGGACTGCTTAAATATTTGTAATTTTGTCCACTATAAGCACTTTGTGCAGTTGCACCTCTTGTTAATCCTTTACCGTCACCTGGATTTATAATTGAAAGTGGTGTTCCACCTACACCAGGAGCAGTTCCTCTTGGAGGAGGATTAGGCGGATTAAATCCAAATGCACCTGCAACACCTTTTACACCCAATGCACCAAGAACACCACCCAAATTTGGTTCAATGTGTCTTAATGGTCTATCCAAAATACCAAATGATGCAACTCTTAGAGTTGCTTGAATTGGCATCAATGGATTATATAACTTAGTTTCATTAAAAGGTTGATATCCTTGTAGATATATTTGTTTTAATAAAAATTTGATACCAGGATTTGATGCGGAATACTTGGTTACTCTAACAACATCTATTACAGCAGAAGGTTGTAGTGGTGCCCATTTAAGAGTGGAATTAATACCTTTATTTGCATCATTTATATTGGTTACAATATAAGGTTGATTTGCACCAATTATTCCGCCAGATTCACCTTGTGGATATGGACTATACTTACTATAAAGAACACTACTGTTTGGAGTAAAAAGAACGCTTAATTTATTTGGATCTCTTTCATTTACAGCAGCAGGCAAAACCAAACCAGCACCTTGTATTTGTGCGTTTGTTGTTGTTTCTGGATTATTTATGTTTGTTGAATTTGCCATAAAATTATGTTAAGCTTGTTTGCATTGCTACTCCGCCTGAATCCAATCTGAATCCTACATTCTTAGAAATTCCGGTGATTATTTTTTGACCGTCTAGATTAACATTCATTGTTATACTACCAATACCTTCTTTGATGCCTTGTTTTATAGCTCCTATTATAGATGCTTGATTAATAACATTTTCATTGGAAGATACAGCATTTGTAGTATCAGTTGGTATATTAGTTCCAACACCATTATTAATAACACCATTAAATATTGGTAGTTTTGCATTACTAGATAATTTTGAGATATTATCATATCCATTTTTAAATGGTTCAGTAATTGCATCTGATAAAGACGGGCCAATTGATACAATACCATCATATATTCCCAGTCCAACTTTAGATGGAGAATTGGCCATAAAACCACTTTTTTCTTTTATCCAATTAAAAGCATCTACAAATGGTTGTATGAGTGTATCATATATTGCATATCCAATAGCTTTTAATCCTCCTAATATAATTCCATCAGTACCAACAAATTCATTAAATCTTTTTACTAAATTATTGATAAACATAAATGCATTTATCACCAGACCAATTGGTCCCAAAAATTTACTAATTGTACCAAATAATCCGGAAAATCTACCAAAAAAACCTAAACCAAAAGTACCTAAACCTTTAGAAAAGAAAGTAGTAAATATACGGAATGAGTTTGATATGCCATTCATTGCAACACCTCCACGGTATAATGATGTCATAACAGCACTTATTGGTTTAATTAATAATACCCACGTAGTTAAAAGTGCGGTACTTTCCAATGTAATAAGTTTAATAAGTTGTAAAATTGGCGGAAGTATTTTTGTTAAACCAAATACTAAAGGTTCAACTACATCCATTACAGGCTTTGCCAATTCCATCATTAATTGATTGAATTGATTTTGTAATTGATTGATTCTTTCTTGATTTGCTTGTTGTCTTAAGCTACGTTCTGCCTGTTTACCAATATCTTTGGCTTCTACATCTCTTTTCCTCTTCATGTCATCCATTAAAGCTAATTTAGCTTTTTGTTCAACGGTACCATTCATTCTTATATAATTAAGCTCTTTATCAGCTTGAATCATTTCTTGCAATTCAGTAACTGTTTTTCCTGATGCTTTTGCAAATGCTTCTGCTTGGAAAGGGTCCATTGCATCAAAATCCATGCCTTTTGCAATTTTTAAAATTTCTTTGTTAGCACCAAGTATGTCTTTTTTATAAGCCAATTCTCTTGCTCTTTGAAACGTGATGTTTGTACCTAACAAAACACTAGCCTCTATTTCATCCGTTATACTGGTATTAAAATCCAATAACTTTTTAGCTGTATCTGCCATTTTTTGAAAAGTAGTACCCATCATTCTAGCTTCAGCAGCACCTTTAATTAAATTTATGACGGATGATCCTGTATAAATTCTTACATCATCAGAAGCCTCAGCAACATCTTTCATTACTTCAGGCAAAGGAACACCAGCTGCATTTGACATTGCCTTTGCAAAACCAATCATTCCTTTTTGAGAAGCAGCGGTACTTCTAGACATGCCAGAAATTGACTTTAAAAATTTTGCACTCTCTGCTTCACCAATTCCAAGTTGAGCTGATAAAACGGCCACATCATCAACCAAATCTTTATTTGATGCAACCAATGCATTGAATTCTTTTCCAATTGCAGTAGTTGCACGCTCTAAGCCCTCAAATGTAACTCCTAAATGCGCCAAGTCAATTGCAAGTATCTTAATATTTTTTTCTAAAACATCAAAATCTCCTCTTAAGAATCCAAAACTTTTTCTGAGTGTAAATCCTGCTTTATCAAATTCCATGTACATCTTTACACCTTTAACAATAATATCCTTCCAAGTTGGAAGAGTGCCTGTTAAAGCCTTACCAAAATCACCCATATTACTAGCAATATCTTTTCCAATTTCTTTAAATGTTCCTAAAATTGTATTATTTCTTTGCAATGATGGTGTAAAGGCTTGAATTGCCGTTAATTGAGCATTTAAACTTGCAACAACTTGACTTTGATTATTTGTTGATGTTGTCACATAACGAAGTTCTGCACCACGTAATACATTTTGTATTCTTAATGCTTCTATTGCTCTTAAACGTTCTCTATTATTTATTCCTTGTATTGCAATTTGTGATTGTAATGCTCGTATTTGAGCCGCCGCAATCCTCATTTGAAGTTGAGTTTCTTCTCTTTTAAATTGAAGTCCTACTGAATCCAAAAATGAAGATTTGGATTTAATTTCATTAATTCTACTTTGAACAGCTTCTTGTAACCTTTGTGAAGTTAAATATCTTTCTGCCAAATTTGCATTTGTTCTAGCTGCCTCAACTATATTTCTAAAACCTTGACCAAGTACATCAGTTTCTCTGTTAATTTTTGTAAATACGTCTCTAAGTGATTGACTTAAACTAGTTAAGTCTTTGACACTTTTTTCTAATTCATCAACGTCACTGATTGTTACGGTTGGTTTTGCCATATTTTATATAACAATAAATATATAAAATATGAACTTTAAACTATCTTTTAATTGTTTTTGGAGATTCTTTTGAAGTAGATTTGTCCATTGCGTCAGATTCTTTTTGTTTTGTATCTGCCAAAAGCTTGTAATAAAAGTTCCTTAAAAACACTGGTAAGTTGTAACCAATGTTTTGATTAAATGCGCCTTGTGAATAATAACCTAACTCAAATATCTGTTTATGTACAAACAGTTTATACTCAGTTGTTAGGCCAAAAAAATTGTACCGTCATCGGCACCTCCGATCTGTCATCAGAGTTACAGTTAGGACAAGTAAAATTAAAAGTCATATCCAAATCAGGAGAATTTTGTCTTATAAACCGTCTCAATTCAATACTATCTCTTGATAAAAGCTCAGTATCAACAAACTTTCTGATAAGTACTTTGTCAGTATTACCATCAATTGCTGTAATAACATGCTTTAATCTAGTGGTAATTTCTGAACTTTGACCGCCTTTATTCAACTTAGAAATAGATTTCAATTCATTTTCAATTTGTTGTTCTTCTAATGTTGTAGCCAATTTAACAGTAATTAACTTTTTTGAATATGGAAGTGTGAAACTGAGACTATTTTCTGATTTAGAATATTTACTAAAATCATATTCTTTATCTTTTAATTCTGCTAGATTAATATCAATCTTTGATTCTTCTTTACAGTTTTTACACACTATTCCTACAGGTCCATAACTATCACCATATGCCAATCTTCTTGCAGCAACATATAATGCATTTTTATCACCAATCAATATATTTTCAATCTTGATTGATTTATCAACAATCAAAGATTCAAGTAGTTTATCCAAAACAACACCTTTTTTGATAAGATTTTCACTGGTAAGAATATCTTCTTCCTTAGCAGTCATCATCTTTAATTCAACTTTACCAGATGATAAAGGGTCATTTTCTTTATAAAAAAACCCTTTACTAGGTAGTTCAATTACCTCAGTAGGAAATGTTGCCTCTTGTTTTTGTGAGGGTGGGGGTGCTTGAAAAGACTGTGGTCTTGTAATTGGTACTGTAAAGTTTTCTTCCATAAAATGTATAACTTGTACACATATATATAAAAGAATCTAAATATTTAATTTATTTTATTTAAATTGATACCGCAGACAATTCTTTTTGAGCAGCAGCTAAAAATGCTTTAGCCTGTTTTACTTCATCCTCAGAACTTTTAACTGAATCTTGAGCATCTTTTCTTTGTTTTGCCAAATCAACTACATCTGTTTGTTCTGTAACCTCAGTTGGAACAGTTTCTTTGTTTGTGGTGGATACTTGTGTCTTAGATAGGTTAGATAATCTAATTTTTGCTGCTTTTAATTTTTCTTCTTTTGCTTCTAATTCAGCTCTTTTTTGATTAACAAAAGCAATTTTTGTTTTTTTTGTAGCATCTTTAATTGCGTCTTCTTTCAACAAATCAACAATTCTCTTTAACTTAGATACAATACTTTCATTCATTTTATTATACTTAAACTTCTGCGTCAAGTCTTTAAATAAAGCAATATCATACCATCCAAAGATATATCTAAAGAACTTTTCCTTTTGGTCATCTGTGTATTTATCAGATCCTAACATTTGTCTTACCGCAGTGCCACTCAAAGTCTTACCATCAACCATTGTTTCAATTTCAGGTATAATTAGTACATATCCACTCTTACTAAGAGGGTCCAGTTGACTTGTATTACCAGTATATGATTTGAAATAACCACCTTGATCTACTCTTAGTCTTTCAGCATCTTTTTGACCCAACGCAAATATGACACTTGTTTTATCCGGATCATACTTTTGAGTGATTTCTAATGATTTATACGGACTTTTTGTTTGAACAATGTGATCAGGAGCAATACCATGCCTTACCCATATTTGTTGCTTTTCACCAAAAGTAAGTGGAGAATCTGGTAGTTCTACTTTACCACTTGTAGAAACATATGTGTCATTGCCTGTTATCAACTTTAAAACGTTATAAGCATTTAAATGACCTCTGTGTGGTGGATGAAATCTACCAGGATATATTCCAATTACGCTTTTTAAGTTCATGTTATATAAATATACTACTTAATTATTAATACGCATAAAAAACATATTCTTAATAAAATAATGAGGTTTTATGTACGGTAAATATAGAAACTACTATTAAAAATTTAAACTCAGATGCATTTGATTATGACACGCTTTACATAAAGTAATACCAGATATATTGTTTTTTACATGATAATTTACAATGCGTTCACAAATATCTTTTTTTCTTTCAAAATTATCAATATTTTCATAATCATCCAATGTCATTACTTTTTTAATAATTTCACTAAACGTTTCTGTATCATGATGTATATGTAAATCTGTTGCATTTTTACATTTAATACATTTAAATTCATCTCTAACCAGAATAGGATATTTCCACTGTTCATACAATCGTTTGTCATTTCTTGCAATTATTTGAATTGATGAAACACCACCCTTCCATTGTGAAGATTTTTCTCTATATAACGTGGGTATAGTGCCATCTTTTCTCATTTTTGACATTTTTTTGGCATATTCTTTACGTAATTCAACTGTATATCTTTCTGACAATTTTTTTGCTGCACTTTGTAAACTGGGACTAGTTTCTAATGTCAATCCATCACACCATGTTTTTCTTTCTCCACTAGCATATTGTTTTCTACGAGTTTCAGCTGATTTTCTAATTGATTCTGGATTGTGTCCCCAAGGATTATTTACACGTATATGATGTGAAGGTTTATATTTACGATATCCAATTCCATTTGCCCAATTACAATTTTCTCCACATCCACATCCACATTTTGGTATATCATCAGACTTAACAATGTATTTGTGATAATATTCTTTATATGTAATTTTATATGTTCGCTTTAAATAACGAGCTAAAACACCACCATTTTTAAATTCTTGACCATCTATTTCACATTTAATCATAAAAAATCCTACTAAATAAATAGTAGGAGTTTTTTGAAAACAATAACCTTTTTGGTGGATTACACAGTATTCAAAATTGCAATATACAATAGTCAACGCTCAAAGTCAAACTGATTGTTGCAGGTTCACCACTATCAGTCCAATCCATTTCACCAAAATCAGCACTGGTGATAAATGCTCCTTTTAGTGTCCACTCTTCTACTTTGTCACCAACTGGACCAAGAACATTAATTGTAAGATCTTTCTTATAGAAATCACTGTACCCATCGCGCCCGGTAACAGATTCATGACTCAAGCGTACCCACTCCATTACTGCTTGCGCACCAGATGGTACAATTGGATCATATAGTTCCATTGTGATATTGTCCCAAGTGGTTTTGCCTTTGTAGTAACGTTGGATGTTGATATGATCCAATGTCTTCTTTTCACTGGTTACTGTTGGTCTCTTGACCTTTCTGATCAAGAAGCTTGGAATACCATCACAGTACAATAGAAACCTATTTTTGACTTTTGGTTCAAATTGTGTGAAGAATATCTCATTACTGTTTAATAGATCTGCCATATTTTTAAATCCTTATTTAGTTGTTGTGATAATAAATATAAATTAAAAGTACTTTTTTTTAAATTGTGTTTTAATTTTTAAATAGTTATACTCTATACAAACCAAACTCCAATTATGGCTAGATCTAAAAATTCAAAAAACTGGTTATCTTTAAACTGTAAACATTGTGGTAATTTGTTTGAATGTAGAGTAAGCAAACCAAAAGTATTTTGTAATAAAAAATGTAGTAACAATGATGGTTCTATAAAACAAAAGATAATTGACGGTCAAAAAAAGACTTTTGATGAAAAATATGGTGGTCATCCAATGACAACGGATGTTGTAAAATCTAATTTTAAATCAGCAATTGTTAAAAAATATGGAGTTGATAGTTACAGTAAATTGCCTGAATATAAAGAACGGGTAAAACAAACTCTTTTGAAAAAATACGGATCTGAACATTATATAAATGTAGAAAAGATAAAATCTACCATGATGACCAGATATGGAGTAGACAATGCGGCTAAAATAAAGTCTGTCTTAGATAAGAGATCAGTTACTAAGAAAGTAAACCACTATGAGTTCCTAATAAATTACTGTAATAGTAACAAATTACAATTTCTATGTGATGAGGTGGATTACAAAGGATATCACTTCAGTAACATTTATAAATTCAAATGTGATGTATGTGATAAAACATTAGAAAGTACAGTTTATAATTTAAACAACTTGTTTTGTGATTATTGTCATCCAGAGAAAATTACCACGGTTGAAAATCAATTTTATAATTTTCTACAAGAAATATTACCAAAAGATACAGTTATTAAAAGAAATGATAGAAGTATACTTAACGGTAAAGAATTAGATTTTTATATTCCAGAATTGAAAATTGCGTTTGAAATCAATGGATTGTACTGGCACAGTGAAAATAGTGGTGGTATCAATAAAAACTATCACTTGAATAAAACAAAGTCTTGTAGTTTTTATGGTATATCATTGATTCATATATTTGAAAATGAATGGATACATAAAACTGAAATTGTTAAATCAATTATTAAAACATTATTAAGAACAAATACAATTGTTAAAATTAATGCCAGAGAATGTAAAATTAAAGAAGTAACTGAATCAGATAAAAATACATTTCTTAATCAAAACCATTTGCAAGGTGAAGATAAATCTACAATTAAGTTAGGATTATATAACAAAAATGATTTGGTTGGTATTATGACATTTAGAAAGTCTTCACGGTTTGATAAAACAAGTGATTGGGAATTGGTTAGATTTTGTAATCTAATCAATACTATAGTTAATGGTGGTGCAAGTAAATTATTAAAACATTTTATTAAACATTATAATCCAAAAAATATAGTAAGTTATAGTGATAGAAGATATTTTACAGGCAAAATCTATGAAACTTTAGGATTCAACTTTGTAAGTCATACACCGCCTAATTATCATTATCTTATAAATAATTACAAAGATATCAGACACCGAATGAGTTTCCAAAAACATAAATTAGAAAAATTATTAAAAATATACAACCCTTCATTAAGTGAATGGGAAAATATGAAAAATAATGGATATGATAGAATCTGGGACTGTGGTCACGGAAAGTATTTCCTCAAGATTCTTTCAAACTAGCCTTTTTGTCAAATATATGATTGATACTACTTCTGAGTTTATCTAGATGACCTCTAGATCTTAGTATTTTGAAAACAATATTTTCTGTACTAAACTCACCTGATTTAGTAAGACCAACTTCTCTCATATCATACAAATCTTTAAGTATTTTTTTTAACTTACCAATACTTTCAGTTTCTAGTGCATTTTTAATTTTCAACACCATATCACTGTATTTTTGTTGTATTTGTTCTTTATCTAATTCAAATTCTTCTTTTTTTGGTTCTGTTATCCACTTATTGTTTAATAGTGAATAAACTCCGGTGGATCTATTTTTCTTAGATACATCTTGAATGTATACTTCTACGTTAAAACCTTTGATATGAATATCATGATCTTCATTCCACTTAGCTTTAATTGCGTTAACCATCTTTTCAACCATTTCAACATCCTCTGATATATCTTTAAAGTCAATTACTATATGAACGTCAATATCACTAAAATTTGACCAATTGTGGTTTGCGCTACTTCCCACCATTAAAATATCTTTAATTGGTGCAGTTAGTTCTGTATCCTTATAAAACAACTGTCCTATAGACTTTAAAGATTCAGCTACATCTGGTTTCAACTTTAAAGTATTCCAAAGCGCTGGATTAAGAGTGTTATTATATATTCTTACTTTCATATATTAGAATAACTATAACCAAAAGATTCTGGCAATTGATTTATTAACAATTGTAAATTATTTAGTGATTTTGATGCGGTTGTATGAATAATACCTTTACCACCAGCAGTTTCAAATGACTCTACATTTTTAGGCAAATCATCAATTAAGCAGCTATTTGGTTTAGCAAATTTAGCTTTACCTCTGCCAGAACCGCTGAAATTAACTTTTAATCCTGACCAATTGTTTCTTAACCATTCTAATTTGCCTTTTTCTATATTTCTAATAACTTCTTTAGCTTCATCTCTTGGATGGTTTTTAATAATCCAATTACCGCTGGTGCTTGTTAAAACTTGTAGATCTAGATTGTTATCATTAACAATTTTAACTATACCATCTTTAAGTTGATTAAAATCAGGCATCTTTTCCATACTTGACCAAAACAATTCACCTTTATTAGCAATTTCATTCCAGAACTTTAAAGTGCCGTATTGAGCTTCAAATTCTTTAGGTGATGATCCTATCATTTGAGTGAATTGTAAATCAAAATCACACATCACACCATCCATATCACAAAATACAATAAATGATTCAGATTGTTCTAAGAGGTTAGCATCCCAAACTTCAGGTAAAAGTGCTTTGAGCTTAATCATAATAAAATAAATATCAGAAGATTAAAATAACTTGACTTAAATCTATAAAAAGCATATATTAAAAGCGCAACATTTATATTTAAAAAAGCATTAAGCATTTATTATAATAATAAGTAAAACGCAATATAAAAAGCGCAGCGCACCTGATAATTATAACTTTATTTAGGATTTGGTATAAAAGTTCCATCTTTTAGATTTAAAGATCCTTCACCGTACTTGGTGGTGATGGAATTTAACCATTCATCTTCATCTTTTTGAATCTTTTCATAGTTGGTTCTAAGATTAGATTCAACTTGAGATAGTTCTTTGATTTTTGAGTCTAATGTCATTTTGTCTAAATATAATTGACCAAATGACATGATGTTTTCTTGGAAGCTAAGTTGAATATTCTTCAATGATTCCAATTCTTGTTGTGTAAATTTAATAGGTTCTGGCATAATTATTTAATTGTAATGTTGTTTTTTATTTTTTCAAAAACGTCATGTGGAGATATTGAGGTTGTACACTCAAACATTCTTTTTGTATTTTTGTGGTTTGGACACCAATTCCAATCATACTTGTCAAATGGTTTTTCATTTAAACAACCATGACAAACTGATTCATTGTCTATTCTTATTACATTGGTTGTAAACTCACACCATTTTTTTGTAACATTTGTTATCAGCACAACTTTTTTACCAACCGCATGTGCTAACCAACTTAAACCGTTGGATGTACCTATATGAAATTCTGCATGATTCATATAGTGTGTGGATTCCAACAGTGATATTCCTGTTTTATCAATTGCACCTGATGGTACTGTGTTATAACAATCTTTTGTTCCATAACTATTATACATATCAACACAAACAGCAGTTAATCCATAACGTTGTTTTAATAAGTTTAAAAGTATGTTCCACCCTTTCTTTGCATTCCAGTATCTTCCCTGATGTGTTGATTGTATTGAAATTGTAAAATATTTTTCTTTAATAGGTCTATCTTTAATTGCAGTTGCAACTTTTGCGCATGTTTCTTCAAATGGAAGTCCTAATAAATCTGATGCATACTTTTCAAGAGGTTGGTCTAAATTTACATGTAAAACTTTCAGTTCATCATATCTAACCGGTTCATCAAAATTAATATTTGGATAAACAGATTTAAACAAATCAACATACTTTGAGTTTATAATAAAATGTACAGTATGGTTTGTTAATTTTTGATATTTATCAACTTGACCAATTGACGCAACTGTATCACCTAAAGAACTTGTTGTTAATTCTATTTTTATTATCATAAATTTACTTTTCTAAAACAAAAATGATCTTCCTTTTCATTAAATATTCTCAACTTAAAATGAGAATATTTTAATATTCCATCAAAGATTATATAACTTGATGTACGGATTGGAGTCATGTTGAATGCATGTTCATTGATTGAATGTAACAACACTTCTTCATAATCATTAATGCCATAAACTTCTATTGTATATATACCAGAAGAATCTAGATCATAATGAATTGCGTCTCTGTATTGAAATAATACGGATAACTTATTATTTTGTTCTCTTGTATACGTATTTAACAATCTCTTATATTTTGTTGGCGTGTCACTTGCTGCGTGATATACAAATAAAGTGTTTTCAGAAAGAAAATGGTAACGATATGGAATGATTTTTATATTATTTGTTACAACTGGTTTAGTTATATCAAAATACTCCATATTTAATAAATTATCATCCGTTAACGTTTGTCTGATAAATAAATCCAGTACGGTTTGTTCATGGAAAAACTCATAATTATATTTTCCGCTATTGTCCCAAATATAATTTAAAGTATCTATTGACCATTGAGAGTTTTTCCATATCATGAATCCTGTATTAGTCATGGAGTACATCCTTCTATCAGATTCTGATGGTGGATTCTTTGAAATTACTAAATCAATTCCGTCATCAATAAAATCTTCAATTTTTGTGTTTTTTAGAAAAATTGCATCCGCATCTATCCAAACAACATAATCATAGCTAGGTAAGTGTTTTTTGATTAAATTGATTTTGATCCAAGTATTTTGTCGATCTACCAAAGGTTCTTGTAAAATTTCACATACAAAACTATAATTGTGTTTATTTGCATATTTTAAGTTTACTTCTGCGCAAAATTTGCCAAAGTCACAATTACCGTAATTGTTCCAAACTACTTTTTTTGTAAATGCGGTTAATATTAAAATATTCATTTTATTAATAATATAAAATTTTTTCTATGTTGTCAATTATCATCTTTGGTGTTATTGATTTAGAACATTCATATTCTCTATCAGTATTTTTTAATTTTGGGCACCACCACCAATCTGTTCTGTCAAATTCATATCTATCATCACTCCAACATCCGTGACAGACATTTTTATTTATTACTCTAAATGGAGTGAAAAATTCAGTTGTTTCTTTGCTCATTCCGCTAACTAATATACATGGTTTATTTAAACACCATGCTAACCAACTCATTCCAGAGGAAAGACCTATAAAAAATTCACAATTATATAACAAATTAATAGGTTCATTTAGATCAACTGAGTCACACAATTCAATATCTAGATCAGTATCATTTATCAAATCAACAGATTCTTTCTGTAAAACTATTACTTTATACCCTTTAGAATTTAAATATAAAACAATTTCTTTCCACCCATTTTTGTATTGCCATTCTTTACAAAATGCCGTAGATTTTGTTGAAATACAAACGTATTTTTGATCTGTTTTTCTTTCTTTATTCTGAACATTCAATTGCGGTTTAATTTCTTCAAACTTTAATCCTAATATATTTGAACATATTTCTTGATTATTTAGTGATTTCCATTTTACTTTATTGCCATGTTTGTGTTCAAAACAGCCAATTGGATATGATGCATATAAATTTTCAACAGAAGTTCCTGGTTCAATAAAATTAATGTCAGGATAAATTTCTTTGAAAAGATAATTAAAAAAGGTTGAACAATATAATATGCAATTATGTTTTTTTCTAAATTCTTCTACGTATGGAATCCATCCTAAATTGTCTCCCAATGACTTACTATCAAACCATATATAAACACGTTTGTCATTTGCGTTATAATCAATTTCCTCAATTGTTAATTTTGATTTGAAATCAATGATTTTAATTTTATAATTTATAAAATAAGTGTAGGAACTTTTACACCACATGTTAGATTTTATAACCTCATCATATATGACTTTATCTGTGTCTTTATCTATAAACTGAACATAGTACTTATTAAATTCATCTACCAATGGAATTTGATTTGGAAAGTTAGTACCGTTATCTATAAACTGAACATTGTATTTATTATCAACGTTAGATAATATTTCACAGAAAGCACCGTCTACAAAATTTATGTTAAACTTCATGTTTTATTGTAAAAATTAAGTGTCTAAAATAAGAATAATATGAAAAATAAGGAAAATATGTAGATATATTTGACTTAAATTTATTCAATTTTTGAATCAGAAATGTATCTCTTGATGAAATATTAGGATGAATATTTTCATTTAAGTAGTATAAAACTATATGCATTTTTTTATTGTGTGTCTTCAATTGACTTAATACATTAAAAAAACTATCTTCACTTTCAAAATAATTTAATACTATTGCATATTGTTCAAATCCACTATATTTGTTAAACTCAACATGTTTATCAATATATATGTTTTTAATTTTATCTTGTTGATCTTTACTGAGTCTTGGTGATATAATACATACGTTTTTATTTAATTGATTTATGTCAAAGTATATCATTGAATTAAACTCTTTATAACACTCATTAAAATCATATATAGGTTCATATGGATTATTTTTACATTTATCATATCCAACGTCAAAATTACCGTTAAAGTTATCTTTTACTGTGGAGTGAGATTCAGAGTCTGTTCTATAACTCCATCTGTATAAGTTTCTTGGTACATGTAACCACTTTCCAAATCCATTTGAATACATTGTATGGTATGAATCTTCTGCGCATGCATCAAAGTCTTTTATCTCAAAATCCAATTCTTTTAGATTTTTAAAACACCTTCCGTGACCAAGACAATAATAATTCAAATTGTTTAAATAATCTACGGTTGGATGAAAGTGTTCTAGTTTTTTATATAAAACATCATCATTTCTAACAAATCCTACTGAATGCACTTGATTATCTGATTCATTCATTTTTTTATAATCACAGGATAAAAAAGTAACATCTGGATATTTTTTTGCTAAATGGTTGTAAACAGTCAATATATTAACGTCTACTAAATCATCACTATCAACTAACAAAATATATTCATATTCAGATGGAATCATAGAATTTGGTTTCCAATACATTTGTTTTTTATATTGTTGTTCCAAATATACAATTTTATTGTTTCCTTGAATTTTGTTCAACAACTTAGATTTGGTGTTATCAGGACTAAAATCATCCGTAACAAACCACGTCCAATTTGAATATTTAATTGACATTAAGTTTTCATAAATTTGATCTATATAACGCTCAGATTTATAAAATGATGTGTAAATTGCAAACTTTGATTCTGTGTTCATAACAAATTGGTTTTAAATAAATAATTGATTGTTTTAGTTACATCTTCTACTGAAGAATGACATTCAAACGTAGGTTTGTTTTCTAAACATTCAGTTAAAGGTGGCACGTTGTTCATAGTACCCCATTCTCTAACACCATATTTCATATTATTAGTACAGAATAAATCACATTTTCCTTTTACATACAAATACTTGTAACTCTGTGTTCCTTTTCTATATGGAGAAGAAAATCTAGGATCTTTTGCGCTTCCTAATTGGAGTATAAATGTATCAGTAGTACCAGCAAGATGTAACAAACCAGTATCAAGAGTAATAAACAACTTTGCATTATTTAATAAATGCCATGTATCACTTAGATCTAAGTGATCTGCCAAATCCAAACCATGCAAGTTATTGAACTTTTTAATGTGTTTTTCAGTGACTAAATTTACTTCATGTTGAACTGTTGTTTTTCCGGTTACTACTGTAAAAATATTATTTTTTGATAAAAAGTCAACTAATAATTGCCAATTTTCATATTTCCAAGTTCTATTGGGCCAGTTAGTAGATGGATGAATAACCACATAATCTTTAGGTAGTTGTATAGAATTTGAGTATTTATTGGGAAAAAAGTCACAATGTAATTCATCACTGAATAATTGAAATCCCAAATCATTTGCGTGAATTTGACGCAGATCCACCAATTGAAACTTTCTTTCTACTCCAAATTGATTTTTTTGACCTGGTAAAACATAAGTCTGATAATATTCAATCTCATTATTAATCAGATAATTCCAATCTTTGTTTTTGAATTTATCCTTGAACTCTTCATAACTATATAATTTGTCAATGTAAGGGTTGTTAATCCACATTCTCTTTGTTTCATCAGGAACAACTACGTTTATTTTTTTGTTATATACAAAAAACATTTTACGTAATGATGGTGTTGCACAAAGAGTATCTCCTAATGTTCTACAATTAACTGATAAATAAACATCTCTTTGATTGATCATAACAGATATTACATATAAAAATTTAAATTAAAAAAATCAATTTACACCAAATAAAAATACGTATTATCATAGGTTACAAATGAGAAATTTATATCACATAGTTACTAGATTTACGAGGAATGATACTAAATGGTTAGACAATTGTTATAAAAGTATAATAAGTAATGATATAAATTATAAATGGTATATAATTGGAATAGAAGATGACGTTGATATTTCTAAATATAAAAATACAACATATCTAAAATTTCCAAGTAAACCTAATTGGAAAAATTTATGTAATTATTATCTGGATGTTGTACCTGATGAGGGTCAATGGTTCTTTATCTTAGATGATGATAATCTGTTACATCCAAATTTTAATCAACTAGATGATAGAATATATAATGATACAAAATTAGTAATAATGAGTCAACTCTATGAACCTGATAAAATAAGAGTTGCATGTGAAAAAAACATAACGGTTCAGAAAATAGATATGGCACAATTTTGTATCAAAAGAGAGATAATTAATGATTTAAGATTTTGGGAAATATATAGAGGTGATGGTTATTTCATTATGGAACTATATATAAGATGTAGAGAATATGGAATACAATCACAAATATTCCCTGAAGTATTTTCTTATTATAACGCACAACATTGGATATGATAAATATAGACAGTATAGATATATTAAAACTCAAAGAACAGTTCAAAAATCATAATAGAATTGTTATTAATAACTTTTTATTAAATGATCACGCTGAATCTTTTTATGAATTTTACAATGAAAAAATGCCATCTAATTGGTGGTACGCATCATCATATCCATCTTATACTAAAGGTGAGTCACATGAATTTATACCAGTAACAGATGAAAATTATCATACAATACAAATAAATAAATCATACTCAAATAAGTGTTTGAATGATAATGTCTATTCTTACTTCTTTTATAGAACCTTTATTCACAATGAAGGGTGTAACTGTATGCATTGTTCTATTAATGACTTTTTGTGTACTCCAAAGATGGTTAATATATTAAATGAAATCACAGATTTAAAGTTGGAAAAACCTACAACTATATTTGCAAATAAATATACGTCAGACTGTTTCTTGGCAACACATACAGATGATGGAAATGGAAGATTAGCATTTGTTCTTCACTTAACAAAGGATTGGAATCCTTGTTGGGGAGGTCTTTACATGGATCACACTGACCCTTATAATATTAAAACCTTACTCCCAAGTTTTAATAAAATGGTAATGTTTAAAGTAGGAAATAACCAAACTCCTCATAGTGTTAGTTGTGTCACAAATAACTTAACTAGAAAAAGAATATCAGTAACAGGATGGTATAAGTAAAATATGAAAAAATTTTGCATATTAACATTAACACATGAATCCAAAAACAGACCGTCTTATTTAAAAGAAACAATAGATTCATTCTTAAATAATACTGAATATAATGAAATAATTGATTGGTTTATTTATATCAATAAATCAAATGAAGAATTTATTACTACTTGTAATGAATTGATAGAAAAATATAAAGATAAAGTTGATTTCAAAATAGTACATTCTAACGTAAATAATGGTGTGGGATATGGAATAAACAGACTCAATGAACTTGGTGCGGATTATACTTACAGCCTTTTCTTAGAGGGTGATTGGAAATGCATGTCACCAGAAATAAGTGGTCAATCAAAAAATTGGTTGAAATCAAGTTTAAAATTGTTAGAAGAAAATCAAACTGTAGATGCGGTATTCTTAAGAAGATATATAAATGATTATGAAAGTAGATCCACAGGAATATTAGGATATATTAATACAAATGATTCTGTAGAACTTGAATTGGATAGTTTGAAATATTTTATTGCTCCTATAGGTTCTTATACAAATAATCCATTAGTAAGAAGAAATAGTTCATTTTATAACAAAAAAGTGTTTCCATTAAAAGAGTTCTTTGATGAAAATGGTAATCCTACAGAGTTAAAGATAGACAATGAAATGTATCCAAATTGGGGTGCAGCGGAAATGGAAGCAGCTTCAGTATTACACTACAGTCCTAACAATGAATCAAATACAATGACATATGCATTTCTTATGTGGGGTACTCATTGTCATATTGATAATTTAGTCAGTCAATATGACCATGAAAGCCAATCTTTCTATGAAAAAGAAAATACTAAAGGTTGTAAAAAATATAAAAATGGACAGTCTATATGTAAATTTGGATATTATAATATTTCACCTCATTTTTGCACATTATGTAGTATAGACACAAAACCAATTAATTTAGTACATCTATTTTCAATTGAATCTGAAATGTTGGATACGTTGGAGATAAACAAAAATATATGGTCTAATGATGAAAAAGTTAACTTTGTAAAAAATTACATACAAAATCCTGAATTAAATGCGGAGAATTTTACTAAGTATTTTATATGATATCTTTTATAATTCCAACAATATGGAAAGCAGAGGAAATATATAAATCAATAGAACAATTTAAACGTGTCAAAGATAAAAATGTTGAACTAATCATAGTTGACAATACTCATTCAGATTTCTATGATGGTGATCCAAGAATAACGGTGGTTAAATGTTCAAAAAACATATTTGTAAATCCATCATGGAATATTGGTGCAAGATTAGCCAGAAATAAATATATTTGCTTATTAAATGATGACATTTACTTCAATTATATACCATTAATTAATTCTTTTAATCAATTTATTGAGTCTTATCCAGACTTGGGATTGATAGGGTTTAATTATCATTTATTAAAAATTGACGGTGAATTAAATGATGATAATGATAAATTAGAATTATTTGATACTACCGGGATGGTACCATATGCATATGGATGTTGTTTGTTTCTAAAAAAAGAAGACTATATACAAATTGATGAATCATACAAAATTTTCTATGGGGACACTCTTTTAATTGTATCTCTTATTGACAAACAAAAAAAGAGAATGTATTATATAGACAATATAAAATGTATTGGAAGAATAAGTGTAAGTAGTGATCCTCATTCTGAGGAAATGAATGATGAATCTCCTCTTTTTTTTGTACAATATCATAAATTAATAAAATATGGACCAGACTATTTCAAAAAATAGCAAAATAACAGTTTGTATATTTGGAAAACATATAGATACATTATTTTCAGAAAAAAATGCTCCTGAATATGAGGAGAATACATTTGAACTTTTAAATTATGAAAATGACCGTCAATTAAATGACATCATAAAAAAGTATGATCCTCACGTTTATATCACATTTGGTGATTGGCAACAATATAAATTGTTGTGTAATGCTCCATATGAAATAAGAAAGAGATGGATGAACTATCCAACTGATGTATCTTTAGATCAATTAGGAACAGACGCATTAAATTGTTATATAAGTCCAACATTTTGTTATTATTCAAATGAATCAGGTAATCCATTAGTGTCAGTATTTACGCCAGCATACAGATCTGCGCAGAAAATATTTAGACCACTACAGTCTCTATTGGACCAAACTTATAAAAATTGGGAATGGGTTATTATAGATGATTCTGATGATAATGATGTTACATTTAATTTATTGAAAGAAATAAGTGAAATAGACCACAGAATAAAAGTATTCAAAAATGCAAGAAAATCCGGAAGCATCGGTGAATTAAAAAGATGGGCAGCAGGTCTATGTTCAGGTGAATATCTATGTGAATTAGATCATGATGATGAACTAACCTCCAAATGTTTAGAATACGTAGTAAAAACATTTCAAAAATATCCTGAGGCAGGATTTGCATACACTGATTCAGCTGAAATATATGAAGATGATAAATCCAATCTAAAATATGGTGAAGGATTCAGTTTTGGTTATGGCAATTATAGACAAGAAGTTTATAACGGTAAAACATATGAAGTTGTAAACGGACCAAAAATAAATCCAAAAACAATACGGCATATTGTTGGTGTGCCAAATCATATAAGATCTTGGAGAAAAGACACTTACTTCAAAATTAACGGACATAATCCACATTTACATGTATGTGATGATTATGAATTAATAATAAAAACATTTCTCACCACCAAAATTGCATACATACCAAAATTTGGATATATCCAATACAGAAATAAAGACGGCAATACTACCATCTCAAGAAATAAAGAAATCCAAAGATTGACCAGAATAATTAAAAATTCATATGATCATCTAATCCATAAAAAATTTGTAGAATTAGGTATTGATGATTTTTTATATGATGAAAAAACTCAAACATCAAATTTAGATATCCCAAATCCAAGTTCTGAACAACATGTTTGTATTATTTCTGATGTAAATTAACTTTATAATAACATTGTTTAAAATTACTAGAGTAATCTAAAAACCTATTTTCTATATCAGAAAATCCAGATGATTGGGAACTTAATAATTCATCAGACGCAAAACAATTGTTCTCATACTGAAATTCTCTAACTAAATACCAGTCAATTGATTCATACTCTTCAGAAAAATATAAAATATCTAACTCTGAATTTACTTTAAAGTTTTTTAATATTTTATCCATTCCTTTTGAAGAATATGATATTGAATGTAGACAAAAACCTGTGTTTACTTTTATCAAATTGTCAGAGTATCTTTCTGTTGGTTCATAATCATATCCTTTTACAAAATAAGAACCAAGATAAAAAAGATCCCAATCTGAAGGAAGCTCATCTAAACTTTTTTTCAATTTTATGTTAAATTGGTCTGGTTCTTTTAAAAAAATAAAATCATCTTCTAAAACCAAAATATTAGAATAATTTTTGAGTTTAGCTTCTTTGATTATATTGTAATGTGAAAGAGCACATCCAATTTGTCCATTAGCTTTTGCTGAAAGTTTTGGATGGTTATACTTTATAGCATCAAATCTTTGCACATTACACATTTCAAATTTAGAAAATTGTCTTAAACACATATCCCATCTATCTGTGCGGTTACTTAAATTAATACAATAAATTTTGTCAAAAAATGAAAACATATTGTATATTATTATTTATTTTCTAAAATTGTCAATCTATTTTTCAAATCTTCAATTTGATATTGTTGTTCCTTGATTGCTTCAGTTAATACTACAACCATTCTTGGATAATCTACCGCTCTTGCGTCTGGGCACTCATCATTCAATTTCCATTTAGAAACCAATTCAGGCATTACAAGTTCCAATTCTTGAGCTATGAATCCAATTACAGGGACATTTAATTCATAACCATCTCTAACACCATTTATAAATTCATTCCATTCATATTTTACGCCTTTTAATTTCATTACTTTAGAAAGAGCGTTTTCTATTGGCGTAATTTTCTTTTTAAATCTAACATCTGAAGAAACCGGAAAACTTGTGGCATGGACTGAACCGTTAAAATCTCCTTTATAAGAGCTGGGAGTTACTCCTACGCCCAAATTTCCACTTGCATTAATCTGCGCTACCAAAGTAGTACCATTATAAAATGCGTGTATGGCTGTAGAATAAGTCATGATTTCTAATTGACCACCAGAAACTCCAAATCCATAACAACTAGTACCATCATAGTATAACTTAATCATTTGCCTTGCTGGTATACCAGCCGCACTTGAGTAGGAAAGATTAAAATCAAGATCAGAAGGAGTATTAGAAGCAGGAGTAGACGGTAACTGTATACCAGTTGAAGTAACAGTTAGATTTGAGTCACCCAAAGTTGTACTAGCAGTAAATTTGGCCATCTTGCCTGTTGTGCCGCTTGCTCCACTGGGTCCAGCTGGACCTTGTGGGCCAGCACCACCAACCCCGCCTGTATTACCAGCCGGACCTTGTGGGCCAGCCGGACCTTGTGGGCCAGCCGGACCTTGTGGTCCGGCCACATTGCTTGGAGCACCACTTGATCCACTTGTTCCACTTGATCCGCTTGTGCCTGCTGCACCAGTATTACCCGCATTACCTTGTGGGCCAGCCGGACCTTGTGGTCCGGCCACGTTGCTTGATACACCACTTGATCCGCTTGTTCCACTTGATCCGCTTGTTCCATTGTTACCATTGATACCATTGACACCATTGACACCATTAACACCGCTTGATCCGCTTGTTCCATTGTTACCATTGTTACCATTGATACCATTAATGCCAGCATTGCCTATTGGACCTTGTGCGCCTTGTCTTCCTTGTGGACCTTGCGGTCCAGTATTACCAACATTGCCTTGCGGACCAGCCGGACCTTGTGGTCCGGCCACATTGCTTGGAGCACCACTTGATCCGCTTGTTCCACTTGATCCGCTTGTGCCTGCTGCACCAGTATTACCCGCATTACCTTGCGGACCAGCCGGACCTTGTGGTCCGGCCACGTTGCTTGATACACCACTTGATCCGCTTGTTCCACTTGATCCGCTTGTTCCATTGTTACCATTGATACCATTGACACCATTGACACCATT